ATGTCGACCGACGTCATCGTTTCTGCCCAACCTCTCATCAACACCAAAGCTTCCGAAATCCCTCTCCAACCAGGAAGCCCTCCTCCTTCTATCACTTACCCCTTCCAAATCACCATCGCCTCCCTCGGTGTCGCGGCCACTTCTGACGCCGTGAGCATTTCTGCTCAATCCTCCCTAGCCTCTTTCACCTCCCTCTATCGGCATGCCATCCTTCAAGACCTCCATGCCACCATCCACCCTTCAGCCTCCGCTCCAGCCTTCCCCACCTCCGTGGCGTTGGCTTGGGTACCTTACAATTCAACTGCCACGGCCTCCGAAATCCTGAACGTCTACGGCGGCCAGGAATTCTGCATTGGGGGCGCTATCAACTCTTCCAAACCCATCATCATCCCCTGTCCCCTCACCAACATCAACCCAGTGATCAAGGATTCCGTTACCTACCTTGACACTCCCAAACTCCTCGTTTACTCCACAGCTCCTGCTTACTCCACCTCTCCAACCTGCACCTTGACCATCACTGGAAAAGTCAAGCTGCATTCCCCCCTTCTCTCCTCTTCCTCCTGAGAACCAGTTTCTCTCAGTCGCCAGTGCGAGGCCCATTCTCTCTCAATGGGTATTGGGTGCAACCCCCCCGTCCATCTCGAACGTCATCGAGACCA